GCGTCCATTTCGCCTTGCGTGTTCTGCATCTGCAATGCGCGCGCATCGCGCTGCTGCTGGGCGTCTAGTCGCTGCTGTTCGGCGTCCTTCTGCTGCTGCAACTGCCCCGGAATTGCGGCCACGCTCTGCCCAATCTGGCCCAACGCATTCGCCCAGCCCTGCCCCTGCTGCAACCGCGCGCGGGCTTGCGCGTCCCCGAGGTTCTGGTAGATGTTGGCGACCGAGTTGCCGTAGTCACTGATGTAGGACATTAACCGCCACCATTGTTAGGGTTGCCCGCCTGTTGGATCTTGTAGTCACGGTTCCACAGTTCGTTGTTCTGCTGGAAGTTCTGGTTCCACGTCTGGTTTTGCACGTCCGCGCCGAAACGGTTCTGGGAGAGTCCGTAATTGGCGTAGCCCAATCCCAACTGGCCCTGAGACACACCGAGGTTCCCGTAGCCGAGGCCCGCGTTCACGTTCGCGTTGTAGCTCCCGAGCGCCTGCTGATAGCCCTGATTCTGGCCCTGCAAGTTCGCGCCGTAGGTGCCGAGCGCCTGGTTATAGGCTTGATTCTGAGCCGCAGAGTTCAGCCCGTAGGTATTCGACGCCTGCCCGTATCGCTGGCCCTGATAAGCCAACTGATTGGCGTTGTTCTGCCCTTGCGCCGTCAGGCTGTTGCTCACGTTCTGCCCTTGGGCGTTCAGGTTGTTCCCGACGTTGAATTGCCCCGTCTGATTCTGTGCGCCCGCGTTGAACTGCGCGGCGTTGTTGTAGGCCCCAGCGTTGAACTGACCGGCCTGATTCTGCGACCCCGCATTGAACTGGGACGCTTGATTCGCGGACCCCGCGTTGAATTGCGACGTGGAGTTCTGCGCCCCGGCGTTGAACAAGCCGACCTGATTCTGCGCGCCCGCGTTCGTCAGGTTCGCGTTGGTCTGCGCGTTGGCGTTGAACTGATTGTTTTGCTGCGTCTGGCCGCTATTGAACGTGTCAGACTGCAACTTGTTCGCCGCGTTCGTGCTACCCACTTGATAGTTCTGGGCAAACGCATTGTTGAACTCGTTGAACTTCCGGCCGTAGACGTTCGCGTATTCCTGACTCGCCGCGTTCTGGCCGTAGTCGATCAAGCCCTTGTAGGCCCCGCCCGTCCGTGACAAGCCACGCGCCGCGTTGTTGTTTTCCAGCGCGCCCTGACCCTGCGACAGCCGGAAGGCATACGACGGGTCGGCCTTCATGTCGGCTTCACTGACCCCGCCGAACTTCTCGGGATTTGCCAACATCTGCGCTTGCACTGCCGGACCCGCCTGAGCATAGGCCGGGGATGCCATGATCGCTTGCGCCTGCGCGGTCTGCGCCTGCTGCACCGTCGCATTCTGTGCGCTGACCTGCTGTGTCCCCGCCTGCGTCGTGCTGGCCTGCTGGGGCGTGATCTGGTTTGCCGTGACGCTCGTCGGATTGCCGAGAGCATCGACGCCGCCAAACGGCTGATACGTCCCGCTGCCATCCGGCGCGTTGAACTGCCCGAGTGACCCGAGGCCCTGATAGCTGAAATCGCCGTAAGGATTCGTCGCGTTGCCGCTGAAATTGCCTGAACTGGACGACGGATCACCGCCCGCCCACTGGCCCGTCTCAGCCGAGTCTGCGCCACTCGCGCCCATGCCAGAGGCACGGTCCATCCAATAGGACAACGGCGCCTTCTGGCCGTTGCCCATCGTCTCGCCGCTCTGCGACTTCTGGACGAAGTAGTCGGCCTGCTGATTGAGCCAGTTCGGATCTTGCGCCTTCTGCGGCCACGCGGCTTTGAGCTTGCTAATGAACTGGTCGCGCACGTTCTGCCCGCCCGCGCTCATGTCGCCCGCTTGAATGCCACCGTTCACGCCGGTGTTACCAGTGCCACCACCGACCATGCGACCAGTCGAAGGGTCAATGTAGCCGCCACCACCAGCCGTAGTGAGAGCGCCGGGTTTCGTCATCCACGACATATCCCGACCAGCCGCAATGCCTGCGGCGTATTGAGCCGCTGGATCATTTGGCTGACCCTTAGGGTAGAAAATGCCACGGCCTTGCGCCGGATCACCTTCAGGACCACTCGGCGGCGGCACGTCAATGCCGTTCGACTTGAACCAGTTGTCGCCGCCCAATTCCATGTTCGGGTTGTATTCGCCCGGGAGAAAGCCCGCCATTACTGGACCCCCTGAGTTGGCACGATACGCGCGCCCTTCTGGACGGCCATCTCAGCCTGCTGACGCGGCAATCGGGCCGTCTGCCCATTCGGGGCCTGCACCGTGACCATGTCGCCTTGTGGAGCCTGTGGACCGCCCTGCGGCTGGCCCTGCATCGGCTGGCCTTGTGGAGCCATCCCACCTTGGCGCGGCGTCATCTGGCCCATCTGACCGACCTGCCCGAGCATCGCGCCGTAAGGATTGCCGCTCTGTGGGGCCATCTGGCGCGGCGCGTATGGGTTCTGTGGCGCTTGATATGCGCCCGGCATCGCCATTGGTCCAATGTTGCCAGCCTGTGAGCCTAGACGACCAAGCGCGGACTGTGACGCATCAAGATACGGCTTGCGCTGTGCCGTTTCAATGTCGAATAGGCGCTTCTTCTCGTCGAGCGCCTTCTGCGCGGAATCGGCTTGAATTTTCGCAGCGTCTGTCGTGGCGTTTGAACCCAACTTGCCACTGACAAGAGATCCGGCTGTAGTTACTCCGGCTGCAAGCATTGTTGCTGCTGCTGGGGTCAATGTGGCTAACGGCATAACTCAGTCCTTCCCGACCGGCAGCACAAAGGGCAAGCCGGGGACAATCTGCGCCCCAATGCGCGGATGCGCGAGGAGCTTTACTACGTCATCGTCAATCGCGGCGGTCATCACACGCTCAAATCCGAGACTCCGCGCCGTGCGTTTCATCAAGTCCAACAACTTCAGACCCACACGGCCGGTCTTGCGTTTGTGCGGGGCAATCCAGATACATTCAGCATGGAGCAACGGAACCAATAGCCACCGCGCCACAATCTCGCCGTTCTCGTCTTCGACCACGCACACGCGGGACTTCACCGGAGACAATTCAGCCAAGATCGGATCGAGTTCCTCGTCCAATCGGTGCCACTGCTCCACCGGCAACACGCGAGACGTCATAACGGCATCTCCACGGCCCGCACCGTCAACGCATACGCCATCGCCGTGCCCACTGAGGCATAGGCCACCGCGTAGCTGATATCCGTCGATGCGGTCACATCAATCGAGAACACGCCGTTCTGCTGCGTGGCCGTCGCGTTGCCCGTCAAGGCCACGCCCGACTGCGAACAGACAACACCATAGGGATTCGTCCATGACAGCGTGAACGTGATCGAACTGGACACACTCGCAGGGGTCACCACTTGCAGCGTGTAGCTGACCTGATACGACGTACCGTTGACCTGCTGAATCGGAATCGTCGTGGCCGCGATAGAAGCGACAGAACCCGTCTCGACCACCGTCCCAACCTGCTGCGGCGACGCATTCACCGACTGGCGCATACCGTCCATCCACCGCTGCACGTTCGGATCAAGCTTGTCGGCGCTCGTGACCCAGTTATTTGTCGACGGAATACCAGGGACTTGGCCCATTACTGCGTCCCTTCTTCGCCAGAGACGCCGAATTGCAGCAAGCGCCACGGCACCGGGTCACTCACCGCAATCCGCACCACCGCGTTACGCGCCCGCGTCAACGTGCCCGCCCACCGTGCCCGAGCGTTGTAGTTGCCGAGTGCGCCGGCCGACACCCACCGCTCGTTACCAAACGTGTGGCCGGCGTCATTCGAGACGCTGAGCATGACCTTCGGATCGGACCCTTGTCCCGTGGAAAGGCCGACGCCCGTCTCCATGTCCAACTGCGCGTTGTTGTAGAACATGTAGTTCAGTGACGGAGAGGCGGGCAACCGGAACTGACGAATGCGCCACATGCCTTCGCCGTCGACATCCGTTGCCGTCGTGATCGACATGATGTAGGTGTCGCCGCTCACCCGATCGCCGACGATGTTCTGGTTCTGCGACGTGTGGCAGAACGTGCCGACCTTGATTGCGTCCGTGCCGCCGAGGATGCTGTTGCCGTAGCCGCGCTCATGCCACAGCGACGTCGCCGCATCGAATACCCACGTCGCATTCGCCTCCGGGAAGGTCAGCACGTAAAACGTATGCCCCTGCTCCTGATACGTGAAGGCGACCGCGTCATCAATGGCCGAGTAGCTCTGAATCGCGTATTCGAGCGCGTGCGTCGAAATTCGAAGCGGGGCATAGCCGTCCAGCCGGTGAATCATGCCCGCGCCTTGCGCGTTCTGGGACACCCACACGGGCACGTTGTTCAGCGCGGCCAACGAGAACGGCGCGGCCACACCCTGCGGCAAGAGATTGCCGGGACGCGGAGCAAACGGGAACGGAAACGCGCCCGAGTCATACCACGGCTCCGAGGTCTGTGACCCCATCAGCCAGATATCGGAGTTCACGACGATCATCCCGACCCATGTATCCCCAGCCAACGACCGCTGCGCGAACTGTGTCGGATCCCATGTGGTCCCGTCAAACTGCGCGCTGATCTTCAGCGTCGACGTCGCCGCGTCCAGCACGAGGAAGTAGCCATCGAGAATGCCGCACATCGTGGCACCAGAGGCCAATTCCACTGTCAGCGTGTTCGTGAGCAAGTCGTAGCAGTAGCCCACGTCGCCCGACGTGATGAACAACTGATTGCCACCGTCGCCGTTGCTCGTGAACTGCGCCGGATGCAAGTCCACAGCTAACGCCCCTCGCAGCACGGGCACGCCCAGCACTTCTTCATACAACTCATAACCCGACGCGACAAACTGGCGCCCGTTCTGCGCGAACATGCCGCGAATCGGCCCAACGCCAAACGTCGCCCGCAGCGCAAAGCCCGGACATGGATACAGCACAGCTTGAGACTTCCCCCCGGCAGATTCCATCTGCTCAGGATAGAAGTTCACCGTGCGCTCACAATCCGCATTCAGCGATTGCGAACTATAAGACCCGTTAGCGAACCAGGGAATCTGCTGTGTTGTTGCCATCAACGCCGCATGATTCCGACCATGCCCATATTTCGTCCGTTGTTTGTCCCCATCTGAATGGAAGCGGTGCCAATGCCGCTGTTGGACACTCCGTACTCCAGCCAGCGATACTGTCGCTTGCCGAGCGCCGGATAACCGTCATACACCGCGAAAGAGGGGCTGCTCGCCGCAACCGTGATCCCTATAACGCCCGTGGTTGTCAATTGCGCGGAGTTCGTGGTGCTGCTGTCGATCCCAATTCCCGAGCCCATGTATCCGTTGTTATCATCGAGCGATGCGAGATTGGTAGCCATCAAGTGCAACGTGCTGAAGCCGGCAAGCCCCACGAGGATATTGATCGAGTTGGACGCATTGTTACCCGTCGCCCGATACACCGCGGTCGGCGTCACCCATGTGGCCGTGCCGGATCCGATGAACGCCACGGGACGCTCTACTTGGTTGTAGAGATTCCACACGCCGGGATTTGCCAGTGTGTCATCACAATCATTTCCGGTGGCATTCAGGAGGATAGTACCGAGATATCGGCGCGTCGTGGCGCCGGTTTTCACATAGACGCCATCCTGAAGGACCAATGCCGTCGCGCGAGTGGTTGTGTTAGTCCATACAAGAAGTTCAAGCGCGGCGGTGCCCGAGTTGTTGTAGACGAACACGTCGTAGGGCTTGCTCGCGGTCAGGCCGTTAAGGGTGATGGATAGTTCCGCAAATGTCAGAACCGTCCACGCACTCGATCCATCGTACAGACCGATCTGATTGCCATTGTAGAGCGCGAAATACAACGTCCCCTTCGTCGCCTGATCCGTTGTGCTCACAGGCACACCGCTTTGAAGCGTCAGCCGCCCATTAACAATGTCCTTATTGCCTGCTGCTGAAGCGTAACTGGGGTCTACGCCTGCGCCGTTGGACATCAAAAACTGTCCGGCTGTTCCAGCGGCGAGATATTTTGGAAGCGTGGCGGCACCACCGGAAATTATTACCTGCCCAGCGGCCACGGCGGCAATGCGCGACAACTGCGTTGCCGAGGACGCACCAATCAAATCGCCCGTCGCCTGTGATGTTAGACCAAGCGCGCCTGAGCGCAACGACGCCATCGAGCCAACCGAATCTGCCACGCTACCAGTGGCCGCGACCGATGACGGCGTGATAGCTCCCAATGTCAAGGTGATCGCCGGGGTCGTAGTGGAGGTCGCTACAGAGCCGCTAACGCCGTTTGCCGTGACGACTGAGACAGACGATACCGTGCCTGACGATGTGGCATTGATCGTCACATCACCGAGGCCATTGGTCGGGGAAATCGTAATGTTCGTGCCGGCGACAATCGAGTTGACGCCGTTGCCGAGAAAGAGGCTATTCGCCATTAGCTCCCCCAGCCGTAAACCGTCACCGTGCCGCCACCCGTGATGTCCGCACTGATCCGCACGCGCACGGCCCAGAAGTTCCCCGGATAATGCACCATCACGCCCGCGCCACCCGTGAACGTCGAGGCCGACACGGTCGCAATCACCGACCACGTGCCCGCATACGCCACCGTGTCATCCGGCCAATACGCTTCCTCAATCGAGAGCGTGCCGCCTGACGTCGTGCCGGCACTCTGCAACCAGAGATTCAGCGTCTCCGAGTTCGACCGCAGCATGAGCGTGCCGCCGTTGCCGGTCGTGACTGCGGATTGCATCTTCAGTGCCGAAGTCGGAATCTGTCCTGTCATCGCCATCTAGTTGCTCGATCCTGTGTAGTTACCCGTCAAAATGTTGAACGCGCTGCCCGATGACGGCGTCAACGCGGCGTCGACACCCAGAATGCCCGGGTCCGCATTCGGCCGCTGCATCCGCAAGAACGCCGCGCGTGACAGATCGCGCAATTCCTGCGTTAATTGCCGCCCCATCGGATTGCAGAGCCGCACCGCGAGTTGATACAAAAACGCTTCCGCGTAGCCAGGAGGCCCAATCACGGTCGACCCCGCAGTCACCGGCTGATCGACCGCACGCGGTAGATACAGCACCAGCGTGACGTTTTGGCTCACCACCGGCCAGATATCCATCGTGCCGTTCGTGTTGGTCGCGTTGTAGTAGTAAAGCTGCGGCAGTCCTGAGGACAAATTCTTGATGGACAACGCCGCATACTGGTCTTTGTCCATCGGTCCCATCGGCACCTCGACGGTGCTCGTCCCACCGGGGACCACGTAATTAACAGCCTGAATCCAGACCGGCCGAGCGGTGACCAAATCACCAGTCGGCCCAATCGTGAACTCACTCGTGCCCGATGTCAGCACGAACGTATTCCGGTCCTGCACGGCAATTGTGCCGAACTCCGCGCCCCATGCGTCAATGAGTTTCTGCAACCGGCCGAGGCCGAGCTGCATCACGCCATCGTCTGGCGTTTCCCCTTGAGCAATCGCGCCAATCTCCGTCAGCGCATCGATGATGATCTCACGCGCTGTGGACACTGGCTTTCGGCCGTCCCGGCCCACGCTTCACAGGCGCGGGATCCGCCACTGCATCAGGCGACACCGAAAGCGCGCCGAGTTGTTCACTCGACAAGCCCTCGGTCAACGCCTGCAACCGCTTCATCTGCTGTTCCTTTTGGAACTTGAAGAAATATGCCCGATCTTCTTCGGAGAGTTCTGCCAACTGCGCCTTTACGGCATCGAACGCCGTAGTTTCTTCGGTCGTCAGTGGGGAGGACTGCCAGTCTTCGCCCAGTGCATCGAGTGCTTCCTGATTCGGGACGGTCATCTCGCCCTTCGTCGGGTGAAACATCAGCGTCGGGAAGTCCTGATGCTCATACGCGCCTTCGTCGCCGGTTTCCTCAGCCGAGGCGAAGAACGTCGGCCGATGCAGACGCGCCTTCGGATTCGTCGAGCGTGGCGTCCGCAAGTCTTTCAACTGCTGACGCACCGGCGAACGGGTGCCGCTATTCGCCTGATACTCCGCAATGATGGCCTGAAGTGACGCGGGCAACTGGTCAATCGTGATCTCTGACATACCGCTCCTTGAAGAAACGTGCGTTTACGCGAGCACCGGCGCCGTCGTCTGGCCCACCGAGTAGGTTACGGTCATGAAGGTGCGGCCGGCCGTGCCCACACCCGGCGTCACGGTGACAACACCAATGACGCTACCAGCGGTAACGTAATACGGACCCGCCTTCGTCGCCGTCGCCTGACCAAAGACGCCAGTCGCAGACACCAGATAGGTTCCGTTGACGCCGCCCCATGACGCCGTGCCGCCTGCGGCCCGCAACGCTTCACCGACCAGCAAGTCGGTCGCATTGAGATTGGTCGACGTGAACCAGCCATTCGCTGACTGCGCATCGCCACAGGTGAACCGAGACGACGCCTTCGACCACAACACCGAGGACGTCACGACGATGTCGACGAGTGTCGCGCCGGCCGGAATCACCACCGTGCCCGTCGATGTTGTGCTGGTCGCATCTTCGACGAAGGCGACCGTTTTGGACACGACCACGCCGTTGATCCCGTCGCCGGTGACTGTGGGGCTTGTGAGTGTCTTGTTCGTGAGCGTCTGCGTGCTGGTCGTCGTGACCAGTGCCGACGTCGGCACCGAGTTGTTCGTCGAGGTGCCAAACGTCGGCACCGCCTGGAAATTGACCGCGCCCGTGAAATTCACGTCGTTGTCGGGGAGGAATGCGCCGCCAGATTGGAAATTCGCCATGAATATTGTCTCCGTGAAGGAAACGAGGGGCCAGCCCGAAGGCCAGCCCCGCGCTCACTTAGGCGAACGTGACGCCGTCGTCAGCCGTCGACAGCGGACGCCACTTGCCGCTCTGTGCCTGCACCGAGAACGACGCGCCAGCCGTGGCCGGGAACGTCGCCACATCTGACGTGGTCGTGTTGTCGTAGAAGCCCGTCGCGTAGGTCACGAGATGTGCCGCCGCCGTCAACGACACGAACCGCACGACGTTCTGCGCGTCCTTGTCGGGATCGGTCAAGGTCAACGCGATCGCCGTCGCCTTGTCGATGTAGATGGTCGCATCCACACGCGGATTGGTGACCGTCGCATCCACGCCGTAGCTCCAGACCGGCGCATTGTTCACACCCTGCGCGAAGTCCGTCGTCAGCCCGTAGATGACCGGGGCCAACGTGTTGTGCGCCACCGCGAGCGTCGCTGTGTTGATCGTGTCGCCGCGCGTGACGCTCAGAGACGGCGTATACGTGGCATCGGCCACGCGCATCGCTTCGCCGTCAACGAGGAGCATCGTATCGGCGCTCATCGCGCCGCTTGAGGGATTGGTGAAAGCCGTCAGGACCACCTGACGCTGAGACGCGGTGACCGCGCCATTAAGTGAAGTGACTGTCAACGCCATTGGTTACGCTCCCACCCGAACGCCGAGTTCCTGCCGAAGGACTGCCACGCCGTAGAGAACATCCAGGCGCTGAATCCAGAGGTCCGACGTGGCGACGTAGTCGCGGATCACGCGGATAGTGTTGCCCGTCTTGCGGGACGCGGCGCGATACGCCTTGTCCGTGCCACCGGGCAGCGGCATGTCGACCATCGCCAACGTGCCGAAGTCCTTATGCACCGCGAGATTCTGCGGCGACTGGACGCCAGAGATCGTCGAGAACGACGCCGCCGGCACGCCATACACGTAGACCGCCGTGCTGTTCGCCGGCAGGTTCGTCACGTTCTGGAACTGGGGCTGAGACGACGCCGGACCCACCATCGCGGGGCTGATCGAGATCGTCATCGCGCCACCACCGGACGCCGTCGCATCAGCCGCCACGACAAACTGCGCGGCCTGACGGGTCGTCTGGTAGCTCATCTGGTTCAGCGAGTTGACCGGAGTCGACGCCGACACAAACGACACAATGTCGCCCGCCTTGAGCGTGTCGCCCGAGGTCCAGCCCGCCGTGATGATCGACGAGCCCGACTGACTGGCACCGTTGACTGTCGGCGTCCCCGTGAACGTGCCGATCTGCTGCACGTAGATGTTCTGGTCCATCGACCACGTAAAGCCGATCGACTTGCCCATTTCGCCAGACAGATACTGTTCTTGAATCTCGGCCGACGCCTGAAACAACCCCTTGAGGTTGTCCACGATCGCGGATTCCGTCGCCGGCTCCAAGATCATCTTGCGCTTGCCGTCCATCGGCGCCGAGCTGTTGTCGAGCTTCGTCTTGGCCGCGAGGAACGTCGCCAACGTCGACGGCGTGGTTCCCGGGGTGCCGACGAACTGATTCAGGCCCTGCGCGAGTGAACAGACGTCTTGGTCGATCAGGTTAGCGAGACGCGCCACCTGAGGCACCAGCACCTGCTCACGATAGTCGTTGATCCGCAGCTTCAAGTCCTGCGAACTCACCTGCGTGTCGACACCGCGCTGGTAGGCCAGCGTGAGCGGCACGAACGTATCCGTGATGCCCTCGATGTTGACGGCCTGACCGAGACGGCCGACGTAACGCGGTGGTTTGCGGATGTTCAGCGTCTGGCCGAGCACGGCCCCGCCAAACGTGAACTCGTCCGAGTATTTCCGATTGATGATGCGGGCTGCCGCATCGGTGTTTTCCAACACGTCCAACGCCTCAGGCGTGATGATCGTGTTGTGGAGCAGTGTGTTTGCCATGACCGCGTGACCCTTCTCTACCGACTGTCAGGCCGTGCGCCAGGCGCCCGGTCCAACAGGTCACACGCGCCGATCCGTGCTTTAGCGAACCGCTTTCAGCTGCGCGCGGCGCTTCTCACGATACCCAGAGGAATCGTAATCAAGGCCGGCCGCATTGGCGAGTTCGTCAAGCGACGGTTCTGACGTGCGTGAACTGGTCCCAACCGGCTGCATCGGTGGGGCCGCGTTTGTCATTGGCACACTCGAACGCGCTGGGGCAGCTTCGGCAGCGGGTTCGCGTGCGTTTACGAACTGCGCGAGACGCAGACCGAACTGGAAGGGATTGGTGATATTCGCCAATTCCTGCGCGACGGCTCTGTCTTTGCACACTTCGTAAATGATGTGTTCCGCACTCGGGAGAGACAGAATCTGTTCGACCTTCGCCGCGTGGATCTCCGGTGATGGTCCGAGCGGCACGAAGCCGCCTCCCTCGGGATTGCGTTGCACTGCATCGAAGTCGGCATACACCTTCCGGCCACGTTCCACGACAGACGTGGCGTGATCCTGAAGGCTGCGAGAGGCCCGCTCCGCTTCGGTGCGGCTTCGGAGTTGGGCGTCGTAATTGGCAATACGTTGTTCGGCTTTCCAGTCGGACAAATCTTCGATGAAATCGGCGTAATTGGCGTATTTCGCGCCGACTTCGTCTTCGGATGGTTTCACCCGCTCCGTGGGACTGCCGGCCTTTGCAGGTTCGGCGTCGTTACGTGGAGAGGCCTGTCGGCTTTCGTATTCTCGAATGCGCTGTTCGGCGGCTTCGGCGCGGCGTTCCGCGTCGCGCTGCTTGCCCATCGCGTTGTCGATCTTTTCCTGTGCGAGGCGTCGGCGCTGTGTGCGCGACATGCCGTCAGTATCTGTGGATTTGGCTTCAACCGGAGCCACGGCTGAGGCTTCGGCGTCCGGCTTGGACTCCACCGGCTTCGCTTTGCCCGTGGACCGCTCATCTTGCCGATCTTCTGCTTGCTCCTGAATCGAGTCCGAATCGCCACCGACCCCGGCCAATACCACGCCGTTGGGTAGCTCAATTTCGTGCTGGACTGGTTCAACAGGTGCAGCAGTCGTCATTGGGCCTCAGTGTGAGCCAAAAATCTGACAGTGTCAACC